GTAACCTACTGCTGCTGAATACAGGTTAAACGTTCTTGGGCTCCTTCTTCGGCGTGTCGCTTTTCTACGTGCCATAGATCCCGCTGAGATTTGTTAGGCTATTCAACGTTCTCTTTGAATTGTCCGTTGGGGTTACGTTGGGGGAGCTCTTGTTGCATTTTACTCATCATCATTTGCGCTATCATTTGCTGAATCGGATTGACTGGCTCGATCCCTGCAATACCGCCGCTTTCCACTAGCCCTTTGATGGCTCCGGCTAGCTTCTCATCCAGTTCTTGAAACAGATCTAGAACCAAACCGGTGCCACGGGATGCGAGAAACAACGTCAAGAGGATTGTAGCACCCTGCATGACCACAAAAACGGCTAAGACGGCAAAAAGTGATATTTCCATTCCCCACACCCACGCGACGCGTTCTCTATCCGTACCCGACTTATCAAAATTGGGTTTTTTTTGGACTGATCTTCCGTAACATAATGATAATCTTCATATTTGGGTACGGATGCGGTCAATATCCTTCTGTTAGTGGTAACTCTACCGCACTAACTTGATTTTAATCAGTGCGATCTAACTTCATTGTTGTTGCCGACTGTAATATTACGCAATAGAGCTTATATGGGTAATACTTGTCCGATACACATGGACCGTGAGACACGCGCCGAATACCGACAGATCGAGATTGACTATGCTGATGCAACCGCATGGCATGCACAACATGTACTCAAGTGGTTATTGCTTAACCACCCAAAAATATACGATCAGTACACTGAGGATAAGAATTATGAGAATTTAAAAAAACTTATGTTTGAATAAATACGGAGTGAGATTACATGCTAACATGCAAACACTGTTTAACAACCGATAAAAAATGGCAATACTACACGGTATGGGATGGAAAAAATTCTATCATCTTATGCCCTTTATGCTTGAATAAATTTAGGAGATCATATAATGCCTGCAACGCATAGCTTTAGCCTAACGCCAAAGGCGTCTAAGCTGCTTCGGTTCTACAAATACCCAAGAAAGCTAGGAGGAGCCTCTAAGAGCGTCTCTGACGCCATAGAGTTTTTCTGGACGGAAAACGTCGTAACAATGGGTCAAGAACTGAACGACGGTGTTGAGAGAGATCCTGTCACGTTGGCTTGCGTCAATTGCGGATCTAAGTACTACAAGAAAGAGATTCGCGTAGTCGGTAACTTGCACGCCATGATCAACAAACTGACGGAAGAACTGCAAAAAGCGAATGCGGAGCTAGATGAGTTAAAGAACCGGAAAAGGTGGTGGAGACTATGGCAGAGGAAAAATGGCTCAGAATAATGGAAATGGTCTTCGGACTTGTAGACGAGATAGATCAAGCGCTAAATGAGGTTGATGCAGAACCCCTAGATCAGATAGGAGAGGATGACCACGGATCACCCGAAGACTGGATGGAATCTGAAGAGGAGACTAGTCATATTGAAGTCATGGATGTATGCCTTCATTGTGGTTGTGTCACAAGAGATCTACAATATCACATTGACCAAAACGTTGAATGTCGTCAAGCGCTACGATGGCAGTAATGCCGAAGCCAAAACCCGACCAAGTAATCAGACACGAAATAGTATTGTCCAGACCGTTACAAGACACGGTTGATGGCTTAGTCGGTTCTAAGCAGTTCAACAACATAGCTACTCCTATTATTACTGCTATTAATGACGATAGTACGTTAAAATTAATTTTGGCCAGTATTGCTACATTAGGATTAGCCGGTGTTGCTTTCAAATATCTGCCTCCGGCTTTGACCGATGCTTCAGAAATTTACAATGATTTTGTTAATCAAAGACTTAGTGCTATGACATTAAAGCAAGCGGGCAATCTAATAGAAACTGGAACATATGCCGCTTTGCCCGGAGTTAGTCCGGGATCAGCTCAAGCTATTAACGACTTTTTAGACGGTCTTTTCAACTAAAAATACCTCTCTAGGGGGGGGTATTTGATGCAAATTAAGCAAAACTTAGCCCTAATCTTGGCAATCCTACGCCTCCCGGTGTCAAATTTGCCAGATCTGTAGTCGCTCCAAAAGATCCTGATGCGCCACTTTCGAACAGACAATTGTTGTAGACAGAGGAAAAACTGGTTGTGGTTGCGGACAACGGACCACAATTGTAAGAGGATAAAACGCTGCTTCCCATGATTGCGCTGTTACCAGTTGCTATCTCAACAAAAGCCATCCAATATTGGGTACCCTTAGTTAATGTGATCGTTGAGTCTGGAGAAGCACTTGTTACGCCTGTCCCTAAAGCGCCAAAGGTGAACGTAGCAGTACCGCCAACTTTCGCATTTGGCACTCCGCCGTTATCAGAGTAAATTGCGAAGCCTAGTTGTCCTGTTCCGTCCGAGTTGACGTGTATGAAGACCTTGTCAACGTCAGCGGATTTAGGCGCGATAAATGGCCAATATTGAACGTTGTTAGTTGTGAAGTTAATTGATGTGGTAGAGCTTTCGACAGTTCCCCATCCGGGTTGTCTGTCAATGAGGAAAATTGTGTATGTGGGTGTTCCGCTAGGTAATTCAGTTCCGGGCAATTGTAAATCAAAGTCATTGCTACTGCTACCACCCGACGCTGCTAGTGTAACAGAGTCTGATGCTGTTCTGGTCAATGTCATGTTTGTCCCTGCAACAAGTTTCACGGTTGAATCAGATCCCGCTGATGCGTCTAGTTGTAAGTCAACGTCAGAACCGCTTTGTGTCGCATCTAGTGTATAGGTGGTGTCAGTTGGCGTTGTTCCCGCTGTGATTGCTGTAATTTGCCCAGTTGCGGTAACGGTGACTGAACTGGGGGACGTGTAACTATTTGCGACAACTCCAGTGTTTGCTATGTTGGTCGTTATTGTGTCCGGGGAACTAACAACCGTATCTAATCCCGTGCCACCTGCAAATTTTAACGCTGAACCGTTAGTAACGGTTTCAGCAGCGCCACTGTCAGCCTCCACGTTAAACGATGTCATACCACCTGCTGCAGTAAGCAGACCAGTCCACTCTGATTTTACAGTTAGTCGGGCCAATTGAACTAAGACCAACCTCCTCAGTTCATCTTCGTTGTGCAATTCAATTGCCAGAGGATCTCCTGTAGCTTCCATGTTGCTAAAGGTTACATTTTCTAGGTCTTTGGTTTGTAAATTGCGGTAGACCCTTGGCGATTTCTTACTCGCATCAGGTAAAGGTGGACTCATAGCAACCCCTCCCACTCTTGTTTTACTGTAAGCCGCGCCAAATTAATTAGAATTAATCGTCTTAGTTCATCTTCGTTAAGCATTTCAATGTTGATTGTGTTGCCTACATCCTTCATTGTGTCATATGTTACGTCTTTCAGGGTTAAATTTTGTAACAGAGTATAGACTCTAGGACTTTTTTTGGTTGCGTTCGGTAGTGGCATTTGTTCACCCTAGCATTCCCAACAGTGCAATTAGTAGAAAATCTCCCATCATACCCATAGATCCGCTAGGACTTACTACGTTAGGACGGCCTATATCTTCGGGTAAAGGTCTGAAGGTAGAACCTGATGGCGGAGGGAGGCCAGGCCTGTATGATCCTGATCCGCTCAGGGCGTCCTGTTGCTCTTGTGTAAGCATTTCCTACACCTCATTTCAATTGCTTCATTCTCATGTCTGCAATTCTCTGAATAGTATCCATGTCCTTCATGCTGATGTAACCTACCATGTACAGCTTCTTTGCTTTGCTGATTATTTCAGACAGTCTTCGCCTACCTGCTGCTTTAGTCATCTTTGCCATTCTACCACCTTATGCGTTTGTGAGGAACTGGCATTTGAAGTTTAGAGCAACTGGTATGTTGTAGGACATCGAAAAGATCGGTGCGTTGTCAGCGGGATCTGATAGAGGAACAGCTCCGACGACGTTTCCAAGAGCATCGACAACGTAGGCTCCCATTGTTTCGATCTTGCTTCCATCAATGGAAGATCCAAATGCCTTGACGATGGTTTGATTTGCCAAAGTATCTCCGATCGCATTCTGAGTTTGGAGGTCAAGCATGTTTTGGGTAGCAGCGCCGGCAGGGGTTGCCACGAAGATTCTGGAAACTCCTTGAGCAGTGTAAACGCATACCGCTGCGTTTCTAGAAGTAGCGTCCAGAGTTAGAACCCTAACCTTGTCACCTGCTTTGAGCTGATACGGAGCGCATAGCATAGGCACCTCCTGAGAGACTCCCTTGACCGACACTGGAATGATAGCGGCAATGAGTCCCTGAGAGAGTACATATGCGTAGCTGATGCCGGAATCGGCCTGTACACAGCCCCCAACTAGGACTTTACCGGGAGCGTAGTCTCCGATGTTCTGGGACGCCACAGAATAAGCCGAATCTGTTGAAAGGTCGCTCTCTGTACCTTCCGCAATGTCAGTCTTGAGTGGTATGTTTGTCCCGTCAGAACAAACTAAGTTTCCTACAACCGTGTTTGTTGCCATAAAATCACAACCTCACTCCAAGACCTAGAGGCTTGATCACTTTGTTAGCCTCTCTAAACGGCCTAGACATTACTTTCCTGAATACCTTAGCGCCTGCATTGAAGGTTAGCGCCTGAATTGCCATGCTCGCAGCGTTAGCGCTAGCGTTTGATTGCATAGTGCTAAACGCCATTGAGGGGTTCTGTAGTATGTCGCCTAGGGTAACAGCCGGCCCGCCGGTTGCGTATGCGCCCTGACCGGTGAAAGTGTCAGCAGCGCCGGTAATCATACCCACGGGAGAGGTTCCCGCAATACCTTGGGTTAGGATCGCTAGGTTTCCGTAACCTACTGCTGCTGAATACAGGTTAAACGTTCTTGGGCTCCTTCTTCGGCGTGTCGCTTTTCTACGTGCCATAGATCCCGCTGAGATTTGTTAGGCTATTCAACGTTCTCTTTGAATTGTCCGTTGGGGTTACGTTGGGGG